GAACCATTGCCAAGTCTTTTAGCGCCTCCACCTTTCCGCATGCATGAGCCCGCTGATCAGCCGGAATATCAAACCTAATAGCATTATCTGTCTCGATTATGATTGCGTTATCAATGATGGTAGTGACAAGAGCCCAATGCTGCTCGTCAATCTTACCAAGCTCGTTCAACTGTGATTTATTGAGCGATTTCACTGGGGCATCATCGGCATCTGGCCGGTCATCATCTGAGTCTGCTCCTGAAGGTCACCAGAGATAGGCGAGATGCCTTGACGGCCAATCTGCTTGTTCTTCTCCTGCTCGATGGACATCTGCAGGTTCTTGGTGTAGTTCTGGAAGATCAGGCTGAAGGTCTGGTCCGTTTGAGCAGCCATAGCAGCCTTCGGGTTCTGTTGCATCACCTGCTGCATGATCTGCATCTTCGCTTCCGCAGTCGGGTCGTTTTCGACATACTGGGGCTCCATGCCAAGAAGCATGATGGCAAGGTCCGTCTTGACCTCTTTCTCCAGTTTCTGCGTGGCAGTAGCCTGGTCCATGACGATCTCCTTAGCGATGTCCGGCGAGATGGATTCGCAGATCTTCATGATCAGCTTGTTTCTGTCGATGATACCACCGCTATCAAGAGGAACGACAAACTGAGTGATGGCACTGAGCTTTTCGCTCACCCAGGCAGGGTTAAGCTCGTTGACATCGAATGAAACAGCGAAGTCAAACTGGCCTGCGATGTCGGAGGCTTTCTGGCTAAGCTCAAAGTTGGTGATCCGCTGGATTTCCGCAGCATCCATGTACTGAAGAGACAGCTGGAAGATCTGCTGATAGATTCTTGCCCAGACAGAGAGCCAGTTGTCGATCATGACCTGCTGCATCATCGCAGTTCTTTCAGGCTGGATCTGTGGGTGCTGCAGGCCAAAATACTCGGCGCAGTTGTGCTTTACTGTCTCAATGAGATTAAAAGCGAGTTGCGGGTTGCCGCGAGGAGGTTCCAAGAACTGATAGTCATCAGGAGTGGACACAGGTAGCTGCATGCCAGGGCCGATTGATCCGACATATCCGTTCCGTTTCTTGACCTTGATCGGGGGCAGTGTTTCAAAAGCGGTTCTGTCACGCAGGGAGTCGTGCTGGGCCTTGATTTCGGCCTGATCGGTGATAACAATTTCCGGTACGCCTCTAGACTCACAAAAGATTTTTCTAATGTGTTCTCGGCGATAAGGAACGAAAGGATAGCATCCATGCTGGTAGTCTAGCCTTTCATGCTTGGCGCAAAGGTCGCTTTGGATGAAAGGATTGAAGATGGTATAGTAAATGCACGGCTTACCATCCTCGCCAATCTGTCTAGCATACGAATAAACAATTTCGATCAGATTGTTGCCTCTGTACTGCTGGTTGGTGAGAAGAGCAGCAGCAGGGACGATATTAGGGTCGTTGTACCATGTGTGGTGACCGCCGGTCTCCACGACAGCTTCCACGAACTCCTTGTCCCATCCATCGTTGTCGATCATGGATCGGATCTCGACCTCCGTCATGAAAACACGGCGGAAGATGATTCTGGCCTTTTCAAGTTCGATTGTTTCCGGAGGGAAGGCAATTTCATCGAAAGGCTTAAGGGCCGTGATGATAGGAAGGTTCCTTGTGATGGAATCAAAGAAAACAGTCGCCTTTTCGTTTTCACGAAGGTCCTTCAGCATCTTCTTTGTCTGGTCGATGTCGATAGGAACGACAGACATGATCAGGTTGGCATTAAAATCGTCCTTGGACTCGTCCATGATATTCTGGGCAAAGCCACGAAGAACAGTGTTAGGGTCGTTCATCTCAGCAGTGGCCTGAATCTCGGCGATCTGCTCCATGGTGATGACTTCGGCACGCTTGCCGATCTGCTGGTCCCAACCGACATGCATCACGGACCAACCATACTGTTCGGCATACTGGGCGAGCAAATGGGCCTCACGGCGGACTTCCATGCCGATCTTATTCTCAATGATCCATGCCATCAACGCATTAGCAGCAGCCGCAACTCCGGTATCATCTGCAGACACGCCATTGACTTTGCGCTTAGCCTTTGACCAAGCAGCCATCTTAATGGCGACAAGTTCATTGATCAGCTTGTCGGCCAGGCGGACACGCACATCGGAAGCACCCTCGAAAGGCATGGCCGGATCTTGGTCCTGGCGATAGTCGCTGTGCTTCTTGCCGTCTTCGGTCTGGCCTTCCCAACGGCACAGACGCATGTCGTCATTGGCGTTGAGCTTGGCGATGTTGGCTCCGTTATAGAGCGAGCGTTGCAGTTCGTGCTGCAGAAGCTTGATGTCAGGCTTGCCGTCATTCATGGCAAGCTTGTCTCGCTTCAGTTTATAGTCGTTTTGCATTTTGGATTATATGGTTTATAAGGTCGTCCCTGAAAAATCGGTGGTGGCCTCCGGTAGTCTTGTATGTTTTCAAAACCCCGGTTTTTCTAAGCTTGTCCAGATATAGTTCATCTAGACCGCTGAATCTCCAGGCCTCTGAGCGGGAAAGGAGCAGGGGAACTCCATCCGTGTTAATATGTATGTCCGCCTCTAGGCTTAAATGTTTGTCCATCGATATAAATAGGATCCATCACAGCCAGGTAGCGAAGGCAATCGATAGGGTCTTTAGTTGCGCCCTTGTCGCCGTCTTGTCCTGTCCATTCTTTCATGCAATAGATTAGGTTCTCACAATTTTCAGAAACAAACAACTTCGGCTGGTTCAAATAATTGACCGGCTTAGACTGGTCATAGAAGAGCCAATCGTTCACAATTGCAACGCCCTGATCGATGTTAATTCCCGATGCAGGGGTAAAGTCCATGCCGTGTTCACCGCTAGACAGCAGCTCGACAACGGAAATACCGCCTTCAAGGGCAGCTGCTTTGGTCGCACCAGCTCTGGGGTCGATGTATCGCTCTACTATCTCTTCTTCACCTTCCAGATCCTTGATCAGCTGCTGGATTTCGGCGATGCCCATTCCGGCCCCATTTCTTTGGGCTGATCCGGCTTTTCCATCGGCCTTTTCACTGGGTAAGGCCCATTCACCAATACTTTGGTCGGGCCATTCACGATATATATAGCGGTTGTCATCTTTATCTACTCTGAACCAGAGCATGAACCAGTTTCTTGATCCTGCCGGGTCGCAGACCATATAATTGGTTCCTTCCCTGGGTATAGAGTCACCTTTGACAATGTGCGGCTCTCCGAATCGAGGGAATTGAGCGCCCGCAAGAGACTCGGCCCATCCATAGGCTCTAATCTTAACTTCATACTTGTTTTTGCCAGACAATGCTTGGGCAAGTTGGTCATAAGGGTTGTATGGGTTAAAAACCGAATGGAAAAAGATTATTCCAGCATTATTTGTCCTAGATCTGCCAATGTAAGGCATGTGACCAGGCTTGCAGCCGGGTACATGGATCTCATCGTGCGGAAGCAGCTTGGCTTCCCTGCTTTCAACGACTCTGGAGCCGGAAATGTAGTTCTTGACGACCTGGGAGAAGCCTGTGATCGGGGTAAAGGTAACAAGCATCTTACCACGGCGGGTAATGATACGATACCTTAGGGTTTCCAGCCAGTCCAGAGGCACAAGTTCATCGCACCAGACCATATCGACCTCACCACCTTCGATGACATCACGCTTTTGGGCGTAGTTCATGAAAAAGCACTGAGATCTGTTGGGCAAAACGAATGATCCGTCAGAAAAGCCGTTCTTTTGGCTGTATTGGACATTCGTAATCTTGGATTTCTTCACATTCTTGTATTCGGCAGGCAGATACTTGTAGATAATGTTCTGCTGCATCTGAATGGACGACTTGTCCGTGGTGTGAAGACACCAAACTCTCGCATCAGGCTTTGAACATAGTAACTGTACTATGCGTTTCGCGGCCCACTCAGTCTTACCGGCGCGGTTGCCGCCCATAACAAGCACTTCAGTGCTTGTTTCAAGCAATTTATCAGCGTCCTTCCAATGAAACGGCTCGTAGCCGTGTCTGTAGGGGTCTAGTTTCTCAGCGAGGATCTTATCTTCTCTGAGCTGAAGGATCTCGGCCAGCTTATCCGGGCCGTGGATCTTTGAAAGTTCGACCATCTCGTCCTGGGTGGGGGCCACCAAGACAGGATGAGGTGTTGGAACGAAGGCTTTCAGTTACTTAGACTTCCTGAAGGGGTTCTTCTTGCCTTTGGTGGAGGCCGGTTTGACCGGCTTGCCCATGCCAAGGCTCCCAAGGAGGTCCTTAGTGAATGTGTTCTTGTTACCTGGCTTCGGAACTTTCATGATGTTTAGTAGAAAAGATAGTCCATGATGTCGTAAGGATCTTCGTCCTCCTCGTCATCTTGGGAGCTAGGAAAGAAGGACTTACTTTTTCTTGCCCTTCTTGGGATACGGCCTGCCTTTTTCGGAGCCATAATCCTTGTTCTTGGTGTCTTTGTAGGTCTTTCCCATGGGTTTACTGAGAACGGAGCGCCTTTTGGGCGGACGAATATTCAATCGGCTCGTCCATGCGGCCAGATCTGCCCTTGGGGACATCGACTCTGGCATCGATGGAGTCGGACTCGGCCTTGTATTCAAGGAACTTCTGGACGGCGGCTTTCTCTCTGTCGTTTAGTCTGTTGTAGTCCTTATCCTTGTTAATTCTTCCAAGGAAGATTTCAGCATCTTCAGGAGGGAATGCGGCAGCTGATGCAGATGCAGTTCCAGCAAGCAAACCGCTTGCCATGCCAGCGAGTCCAAGCGCTTTATTCGGCTTTGACATCGCAATTTGCTTTAGCTTAGCTATGGATTTCCTAGCTTTTTCCACGGCCCATCTAGCTTCGTTGCTTAATTTTCTAAGTCTTTCGTATTCTGGTTTAACTTTCTTACCTTCTTCCGTATCAAAATCAGCCTTTACGCTTGTATCGGCCCACTGCTTTTGACCAAAAGCTCCATCTCCGGTGCGATAAGAAGAACCTTTCTTGATAAGATCTTTTTCGATCTGTCTCATTTGTTCTTCGATCCTGTCATATTCTGCAGCAGCTTTCTTATCTCCAAAGATACCTCTATCAATGGCAGCTTCTTTTCCTGCTTCTCTGGCCTTCATGTCGGCCTTTTTTCTATCATCTTGTCTAGTTACTCTGGACGCATCCCAATCTCCTCGGTGCTCAAGCGGAGTTCCATCTTCTGACTTGTCTCTGCCTGTAGGAGGAGGTCCTGCGGGTCCCAATATAAAGCCCTGATCCCACTCTTCACCGCCACCCTCATTAGAGGCATTACTGTATCCGGCCTCTTCAGCACCAATCGGAGCTTCAGAGTAAGAAGTCATATCATCTGCACCCTCGGCAGGCATTTCACCTTCGGCAGGCATCTGGCCACCGGCCATCTCAGTAAACGAGGTCGGGGCTTCCTCGTACTGGGGCTCGTTGCGAGGAAGGTTATTGTTCATGCTCTGCACATTGCCACCAGGCGGCTGCATGAAGCCGGGCTGCTGAGGAGCCTGAGGCTGCATCATCGGGGCGCTAAGCTGAATGTCCTCGTACGCCTTCAGGAACTTCTTGATCTTCTTGGTCCCCTCCTCCTGCTGGCGGACTTGCATAGCAAGGCCTTGCATCTGCTGCTGGTACTGGGGCTGGTTCATGAAAGCAGGCGTAAGGCTGGCCTTCATCTGAGAGGGATCTTGGGGTGAATTCTGAGGCATAGAGGCTATTAGTTTTCCTTAAA